ATTCCAGCTCTTTAATTTTAGCTTCAGCTGCTTTACGCTTTGCTGTTAACTCACCAAATCGAGCTACAGCTCTGCTTCCAAGCTTTTCGGATAACTCCCGGAGATCATCTTCGGACATCTCATCTAGATCTAACTGTGAAAGAACATCTGTTGATTCTTCAGAAGTTTCTTCAACTTCTTCAGTTTCTTCAGTTTGTTCAGCAACGACTTCTTCGTTGACTTCAGCTTCAGTACTCTCGACTTCCACTTCTTCTACTACTTCATCTGTTGCTTCAACTGGTGGGGCTTCTTCCTCCTTAGTAGGATTTAGTTGTCCCAAGCGGCGGTTTACAAAATCCGCTGCTGACATATTTGACTGTACCGCTGTTGTTTCTGTTGAGGGTTCAGCGATTCCCTCTGTGATTTCGTTTGACATAATGTTTGCACTCCTTAACGCCGAGCGATGGCGATAAATGTATTATAACTTACTTATCAAGTCTATCTGCAAAACGTACTTGCAGATTACGCCAATCACACATTTGTAGGATTTGATCGTAAGTAAGTATACGCCCAGATATTTGTTGTATCTGTTCGTTACTTGCGTTATGTAGCTCTTCTATTGTTTCCTCTCTGAGGTCGGCTACGGTTTTTAAGAATCGAGCAAAGTGCTCGTGATTACCTAATGCTTGTAAGTCTGTTTCTAAACTCATTTAGTGAACTTGTTAAAATAAAAATCTGTTCTTTCTGCACGTCTATCTGAGTGAGCTTTTTCCTTTTTGGGTTTCAAAAATTTAGTTCTAAATGTTGTGTTTATTAGTTGTGCGTCCCCACTCTTGAATGCTTCACGAAGAGTTTCAGCATTCCCTTCGCCGACAATATTCTGAAGATCTCCATAAATGTTTTCGTAAACATATTTGTTTTGAGAATCGACATTATCTTTAAGGTTGTTTTCTTTAAGAAATGTGTTATAATAGGGTCTATGAAAATCGAATTGATAAACTCCATAACCTTTACCTCCGCCGATTTGCTTTTGAGCGGGGTCAAAGCTGTAGGCACTTTCTACAGCAGCGTTACCACTAAGACCAGCTAATACAGCTGGATCGTTACCAAAATATTTTCGAGCTGCATCAACGTACTTAAAAAAGTTTTTCTCTTCTTGAGTCTGTTTGAGACTTCCTAAAAATGCTTCTCTAGTTTCTCCAGTTGGAACAACGTCTACTTTTGGCTGTTGTAGCAATTTGCCCATAAGGACTTCCATTGGATCTTCCATATTACACTCCTTGTGTTTGAATGTTACCCATTTGAGCTGGCTCTGTTCCCACTCTTCCAATTTGAGCATTTTGTGCTTGCTGCATTTGGAAGGTATATTGTGCAGCGTACTTTTGTATTCTTGCTGCAAAGGCTTCATCGGACTGCAAGCGAGCAGCAATATCTGGCTGACCAACATACTGCTCAATAACTTGTATTGCAATTTGTGCACCGTTAGGACGTGCTGGCATTTCGATACCAGCAAATATTTTAGATAAATCATCAGTTACTTGGTTTACAACTTGTTCAAAAGCCGCTTCCGTAGGTTGTAGAATACGATCAGCGAGCACCGGGTCAATATTATTAGCAGCTGCATCAAGTAAAGAGTCAATGTTAATGCGACCGCTCCTATCGAGTTGCGTAAGTTGGACCAACTGTTGGAGTTTCTGTTCTTGAGTTTCTGGATCCGAATTGAGGACATCATAGGATATGATTATGTCGTAGTTCTCATCGGGGTTGCCTTTATTGAAAACTACGGGGTCTGGCGATCCGGTAACTCTAAAGAAAACTGAGTCCGGTCCAAACCGCTGGAAACAACGATAACACATCTGTAAAACCTCTGCGTTGTGCTGTAAGAACTTGTCCACCAAAAATTGTTTACGTACTTGAGATATTTGAGATCCTTCATCTAATCCACATAATCTATCAGCTTGGTCTTCCATTGTTTTTTCCATTTCAATAGAACCAGTTGGAGATGGTGGAGTAGGAGCAAAATCTAAGTCTCCTTTACGTCTGTAAGGTATCATCCTTCCGGGACCCCAATCTGTTGGTGCTTGACCAACGGGGTGTAGAATCGGAGGTAGAGTCGCTAGACTATTTCTATCAATACGTGAATCCCGCTCAACCTTTACTTGATTCTGTATTCCGCGAAGGATGTCTGGAATAGTTTGAGTATCATATAATCTCTTACTATCTTCAGAAAGTTTTGTTACTACTACTGGGTAGTCTTCGTAGCCATTTAATAGCTCGAACTTAGCATAGCCGCCATCATATTGTCTGTGAAAGACTGTACAATAAATACCTTCGGAACCATCTTCTGGGTCTATCAAACGCTGATAACCATAAATGATTTCAATTAATTCCTCTGCTTCGTAAGCATTATCGGTAAGTGTAGTACTTCTACGACCTTCTTGCTCGCGTTCAATACTATCTATACTTACGCCGCGATACTTGTCTATCATTTCTTCTACGAAGTCAGCATCCCATCCGTCAGTTACTACTTTGTTTTCTAGCTCTTGAGCTGTGTAATAAGTTCTCCAAAAACAGTACGGTGCTCTCTGTGGATCCGTAACATACGGAGGAAAGAAAAAGTCTCCGTCCGGTGCAAGTGTTTTTACTTCCGGGGCATTTATCTGTCTGCGTACTACTGGCAATTCAGCCTCTCCGTTTTTACGTAATTCTTTTAAAGCTTTCTTTATACGCTTTTTTGTTACTCCCGGAAAAGTTGTTTCAAATAAAGGAATTAAGTCCTCATCATTTTTACCCTCTTGAATTAATCCTACTAACTCTGGAGCTATTTGACCAATTTGATTTAAATCTAAACGCTGTAAGAATCTGCGGTCTTCTCTATGCCAACCTACGTATGTAATTAAAATACCACGCTCAAGAAGATAATTAGCACCGAGCTCCATTTCTCTCTTGAATCTTGGAATGTATCCACTTGATACCATCCACTTCAAGAAGCTAGATACTAGCTTNCTTCTAGGGATATCTGTGCTCTCTACTGGAAACGCTCTTACATTAGAGCGATTAAGAGAAGACATAAATAGAGATACAAGACGAGTAATTCTTTCATCAATAGTGTGTGCCTCCATATCAGCAGCACCTTCCCAAGGGAATGCGTCAGCCCCGTGCTTTCTGTGGTCACGAGATTTACCAGCCCACCAATTACGTCTATCGTCATAGCTTGTACGACACAAATCAAAGTAAGCTTCTAGCTCTACTGTAGTTTGATCGTACGCGTAACGTAAAGTTTTAATGTCCGGCTCTTTCCCTACGTAAGTAAGGCTTTCTGAAATTGAGTCACTTTGCATAGTTTATTTAATATAATATCACAGCTATCAACCTCATTAAGTCCTTTTAGGTGTTCTTACCCAATTATATTTAGGGTTGTCTGAACTATTATCGGCTTCTATGTATATTAATTTACCTTTAGTAATTGCTCCTTTCATTCTCATAGGAATTTTTACTGGAACTTTTTTACTAAGTTCTTTTATGTACGCCATAACGTACATAGGATTCGGTGCTTGACCGAGAACTGGTCCTCTGTAAAGAACCGGCATTGATATGAACTCATCTAGTACCCTTTGTCCGTCATCATTAATCCAAGTACCTTTACCTCTTCCGGTAACCATTTCTTCTTCTAGTTCTTTAAAAACTAGATCTAAGGCTTCCTCGAAAGGTATGCCGTATTCTTCTGCTATATCTGTTAATCTTTTCTTTGGCATTAGTAGCCTCCTTTTGTGTATGTTATAGTTTGGTAGTCCCTAGCGTCTATGTGGTCTGGTCCATCTCCGGAGTTCGCCATTCGTAAGTAACGAATGACATCAAAGAAGTCCTTGAGGGGTTCGTCCGCTTTTCCGTTAGAGTTGTAGTTAATTAAAGAATCTATTAGGTTGCCGCAGTCCTTGTGTATATAACACATAGGCTTGTTGGCTTCGTCTATCGGGACATTAGGATTGTAACTGAACCACTCGTCCAACGCAGTGATTCCTAACTCCTCTGTACGTCCGTCACTGGGTACGAAGTTCATCCCGTAATCATAGAAGGCTGTAAACAAATCATCATTGTTTTCATTTTCTCTAGCAAAGTATCGGGAGTCACCGATTCTCTCGATTACTTCAATCCCTAACTCCTCTTCTATTTCGTTGAAGAGCTCTACGTAGCCTTCTACGTTGTACCCCACCTTTTTTGCGGCTGGTCCATAACGCCACTTTGGATCGCCAAAAATTGCCCACTCTCCGTATGAATCACGGTCGGGGAACTCTCTTCTAATATAGACATTATTATCTCTATCAACTCCCGCCCAGATTGCAACATAGTTTCTTGCTCCGGCGGGGTCGACCACTTGATAACAGCTATAGTTGGACTTATNAGTGATGTCTGGAAATCTTCTTCCGTATTTATTGGGTACTTCGGATAATACATTTACTTCTGTGTTAAATAATGGTAACAGACTTGTCATTGACTTCACGGGCATACCGTAAGCACGAACCATAATCTCCTCCTCTGGTCTGCCACGAAGGTCTTTCGCTATACGTTCGTATCCGCCGAATGGGTTTTCGTCTGAATGTAAATAAATAACTCCAGCATCTCTTTCGGGACTGTACTGCTCTATAGGTAGTTTCTTGTTCTTAAGTAGCTCTGCTTCTCTTGTCTGTAAAGTCTCGGCACCCTTGAGGTACTCAGATATAAATGGAGTATACCCATCAATCGGCGTAAAGCCAATCACTAGCTTAGAGTTCCTTGTAGCTAATCGGAATCGTAAGGTGTTCACCAATGCCGCATCTCCCAAGTATTCGTCCAGCCACGCACCAAGGTTTAAACCACTAGGCTTCTTAAAGCCGAACTCAAAACCCTCCAAGATGGTCTGATTGTTACTGAACTGCGTGTACGTCTTGAAGTCCACCCTCGTCTTAGTGTCCGGAAAGATAAATGAACTACCAGTGAATCCATTCTGCATAGAGAAGTTAATATAGCCGTCTACACTCTTTGTCTTTCGCTTGAACTCCTTAGGCATCATTTCCCAGATCGCCGCTTGCTGTACTTTCACCGAAGTATCTGCGTTCTGACTGAAACATACTATATGTCCATTGTTGTTCTCCATAACGGCTTGCATAACCATCTTCGCACAACCGGTGGTTTTACCACTTCTATTACCGCCCAGAACTAAGCACTCATTCTGCTTATTGAGACTGAGTCTCATTCTATCCCATCCCGGTAAATCAAAACCGTATCGTATAGGATCTTCCTCCGCTGCTTGTATTCGACCCTCGTGGGCTTGGTACAATGCCTCCAGTAACTTAGGATCGTTCTCAGCTAGGAGTACAATCTCTTCATCAGTCGGTGGCTGTAGAAAAGGATGCTTAGTAAATGTCAGTTCCATCGGATTCCTCTTCTTCTTCAGTTTCCCATATTATGTCCAACGCGTCCATATCGCAGTCCATATCCTTTTGGGTTTCACTTACCAGCATACGTCCTACTCTGTGGTTAGTATANTCGTAGAACAGATCTCCGTCATCATCCATAACTATAAACATATAGTTACTAAAATGCTCGCCGAGGTTACCTCGGATGCGGTCAAAGAGGTCATCGTAATCAGAATCAATCATCTGTACCTTCTATTATCTCCGCTTCGTCAACTTCTTCAACCTTCTTCATAGCCTCCAGACGCTCCCTAGCTGCCTTAAGGGTATCCTCGTAGTCCTCTTGGGTAATTACCTTACGCTCCTCAGATATGCTCGTAGCCTCACCCCTAGTGGTCATAGTCTCCCGGAATGCGTTAGCCTTTGCTATAGATAGCTCCTTGAGGTCTCGGAAGGATACCTCCATTTCTGGGTCGTTCTCCAGTCTGTCACGTACCTTATCTACGAGATCCTCCTCCAATGAACTTAACTGCATATAGTTCTTAGCCGCGATTTTGCCAGCTACGTCCCGCAACTGCCCCAAGTGGTCGGCGTAATCAACTAGCACTTGTATGACCGTACTGCGTTGTATATTGTACTTCTTGACGATCTGCGTCTGGCTTTTGCCGATACTGTACAGATACAATATCTCCGCGACTTTCATAGGATTGTGCCGCGATAGACTCTTGACCTTCTGTAACTCCTTGTCGGCGGCAATCTCCTTGATGGCTTCTTGTATGCTCGATTTGAGTTCGAGTTCTTCTTCAGTAGGCTTTTGAGGCATAAATTTTTTTAAAGGCTAGTATATGATATATATGTTTGACACGGGTCACGCTATGCGACCACCCCGACCCTTATTGCGACTGAGTCTCAGTATCAATCTCAATTAGTTGAGACTGTAAAAAGTCAATCTCAATTAGTTGAGACTGTCAACGACAAATTGTCTCAGTTATGAAAGTTTTTTTTCTTTTTTCGATAAAAGATATATTAGCGACACTATGACACTATCATTTAGTAGAGTCTCAATAGGATTAGTCTTATTGAGAATTGCTCATAATCGCTCATATTTAGCTTATACGGCTTCTTTATTCTTTAGTGATAGTCTATGCGTATTTTCTCTAAAAATCGATTCTAGAGCTATGAACATTTGTACACTAGTTTTGCTGTTTTTGGCTTTAATTTGGTTTCATTTTTATTGATTCAAGATTCAAAAGTAGTGATATACAAATTTTAAGTCATATGGTAAATTATTAGCATAATAAGTTTAATTATTATAACTGTTCTTTAAAATAGCATTTTGGAAAATCTTTAATTGAAACTCTCTAGAGAGAATAGCTCTAGGATAAGCAAAGTTTTAAACTCCTTCAAAAAGAGTTTATATAAATTACCAATCAGTAATTTGTAGCCGTTAGGAAGATATTTAGATAAGCAAACGATTATAAAAGATTAAATCCTTTAATGAGTTTTCGAGTTAGGGATAACTAGATAAGAGAGAAAACAAGTTAGAGTTAAATGCAAACGATCAAAAGCAAATGCAATCTATTACTGATTATA